AATTTAGGTTTCGGTAAAAGATCTTGGAGATATGCTGCTGTCGTAGAAGACGGCGTTGTTGAAAAGATGTTTGTTGAGCCTGGGTTTGAAGATGACTGTCCTACAGATCCTTATGGAGAATCTTCACCTGAAACAGTTCTTGCTTATCTGAAAGGCGAATAGTTTAAAAACAATCCCCGTGGGTGACATCTCGCCGGGCCGTTTTTAGGGAGGACTTCGGTCCTCCTTTTTTATTGACTAGGTAATAATGCTTGAGCTGCAGTATCAGTGAATGTATAATTTTGAGATGTAGACTTATTAGCAGCATCAATATTAGTTTGTTGAGTATCACCTGCTTTAAGAACTACGATTGCATTGCCTGCACTTATCGCTCCTGATTCTATTGCATCAAGCGCGCTTTTCATAACTTCTTCCGATACATTAAGTTCTGCACCTTCTAAGAATGCGTTAAATTTTTCGACCTCAGACAGTTCATTTACTCTATCCTGATTACTAGTAAAACCTAAGAAATCTCCAGCACCACCTAAGAATCCATCGGGCGTAACATAAATAAAGTCACCTGCTTCTAATTGCCCAGATAAAATCCTTTGTGCTTCTACTTCTCTTATCTGTCTATAAACTTCTTCTTGTTCAGCAAGCTTCTCAGCATATCCTTCTTCCAGTTTTCTTACCATTTCTGGGTCAGTTACTATAAAATCTTCATACCGTTTAGTTTCTGTATTAAATACTTGACTCATACCTGCTGTTTCAGTTAAATTTAAAAACGCACGACGGTCAACTAAATCTCTCAGCCTATCTAATTCTTGTTTGGCTTCAAGTTTATTTTTAGCAATTGCTTCTGCATTACCAAGCTCAATGTCTTGAATTACAGAACTTACATCGGATGTAAATCCTGTTCCTTCTTCATTTATTTCAAACCCTGATATTTTTTCATATGCTGCTATTTCTTGTGGGAATAATACTTTCTTTCCATCAATATGATCTTGTAGCAATTTCTTAGCTTGTTCAACGCGAGTCAGTTGAACTTCTGCATCTAAGTCGGCAACTTCAATATCTTCAAGGTCATTACGATTCATTACCTCATATATTTTCTTACTTACTCCGTATGCAAAACCAAGAGCGGCACCAACGATTGCACCTTTGGGCCCAAAGTAAGAACCTATTGTTGCACCTGCTGCAGTATAACCTGCCATTGAAGCAGCGGCTGATGATGGTGTATCATAACCTACAGCTTCAGCCCTCAAAATCTGTTCGTCAGTCATATCATCAAATCGTATTGAATCTCTTATTTTCTCTCCAGCAAAAGCAAGCCCTGTCGCAACTAAACCTAATACTCCTGCCTTTAATAAATTTGTTGTAGTTAAGAATCCTGGAGCACTAGTCATTTGTGCACCTGACATTTTTGCGAGCGCAGTTGTTAATGCATTTGTTCTTAATGCTTCTCCTACTGCATTAACTGCCAATGGAACTCCGAAGTCAACTAATAACCAACTACTTAATACACCTGTAAACGCAGCCCATTTATTACTTCCTAACCATTCAGCAAGATCTTTAAAATTACTACCGATGGCTTCCCAATCAATACCTTCAATAAACTCGGTCATTGCACCACCAGTCCAGGCGTCAACAACTCCTCTTATAACATTGAAACCAACAAAACCAATTAATGCACCTTTTAATACTTTAGTTAAGAAACTTACTGGGTTAGATAATAATTGACCTGAGAGAGTATTTTCTTTTAAGGCTTTCATATTGTCTTCGCCTTGTTTCTTAATACGATCTCTTTTTTCTTGCTCTTGCTTTTCTTTTTCTGCTCTTTCGGCTCTTTCTAATTCTGCGTCATCAAGGTCAGCTTGTCTTTTCAGTTGGTCTCTGATTTGACCCATGAGCTCATCTCTTTCTTGACCTTCTTCAAATACTTGTTGTATTTGTGCGGCTGTTCCACCACCTGCTGCAGGGGAACCTGCTTGAATAGTACCTTGCTGACCATCGCCACCAACCATGACTCTTAATGATGCTGATATATCACCCAACAATCTATTCATTGAGTTAAAACTATCTTGGAATTTATCAAGCTTAATATTAACGGTCTTAATAGAATTTGTTCTACCGTCATTACGTAATAGCCTACCCTGCTCCATCAGAGTATCTATTATTGCTTGGGTATCTGCACTCATTTCAGCCATTTCTTATATTCCTGTTTACATAAAACTGTTTTTATTTGCTTGCGCTTCTTTTTGCTTTTCTAAAAATTCTAATAACATTTCAAAATATAAATCTCTTTCATAAGGCATCATACCTTCTATTTCGCTAACTGACCATTTATGGTGTTGCGCTAAACCGAAAATAATTTGATAATAATGCCCTAGGCTTATATGACTAAGGCCTAGGTAAAAAAAGTACGCATGCCCTCCACGACAAACGTTTTCTCATCACCATTACTATTCGTATATTTCAGTTCTTGTTTTAATTTTGGCATTGTTTCAAAAAAGGTAGTTACTTTTTTAATAACATCGCCTGACATACCGTCCATGAATTGTGCAATCTCTTCAGGAGTGTGATCTTTAAAGTTATGCACTTCATCTTCAGTTGCCAATTTATCTAAGCATGCAATTAATATTCTATAATTCATTAGCGGATCATTTGTATCCATATCAAGTATTCCAGCAAACTCATCAATAGAAGGATACTTCAAATATAAAACCAAATCATCATTAATCTGTATTTCTTTTTTGTGGTCAGGATTGTGTGTAACTTCCATTGAATCCACATCAAAGTCAAGCCTAACTTGTTCTTGCGTATCTGGGTCAGTAATCATAAACTCTGTTGTATTACTGATTGAGCTTGACCTTAATTTTAGAAACACATATTCTAAATCAATCATCGCAATTTCATTAATATCAATATCAAATAAACAATTATTCACGACTTGTTTAATTGCCATCATTTCAGCATGCGGATCTTTTGTCTCCGCTGCCACTAAGAGGATCTTTTCCTCTTTAACCGTAAACGGCCTATATTTAACTTTACCTCCTGTGCTGGGTAATACCAACTCATTTAAAGGTAAATCAATTTTTGGTAATGCCATAATATATTTCTCCTAATTAATTACCACTTATCCATTTGGGATATTGTCTGACACATTGTCAACCGCATTTCCCAATCTTTGTAATCTGTTAACTGCATCTTGTATACTTCTTGGCTTTCCTGCCTTTAAAGTACCTCTTACAGTATCTGCGAATCCTGCGAGATCGCCAAGTAAATCTAATAAACCGCCACCTCTTGTTGAACGAGCTCCTGTGCTTCCTGCTTTATCAGCCGAGAATTTATAATCCTCAAAAGAAAAGTCAACTGATATTGTGGCAGGTGTTGTTGCTGCATCCCAAGATAACGCAATCGGTGATACTTTAATTGGAAATGCAGTTTCTAAATTTGCTGCGTAATAAACACCTGGGTCACTTTGTGTTGAATAGTGTCTTATTTCCATATCACATTTATAATTATCTCTGAATCCAGATTCTCCTTTTAATCTTCCCATTCCATCATCAGTACCATCTTCTCCAAACATTCCACCTGCTGAACTAAAGTTCATTACTTCTCTCATCCATCTATGAAAGAACCTGACTGTATTGTGGTCTGAATCGCAATAGAAAGTACAGGTCACAGGTCCTGGGTTAGTGACAGAATTTGGAACTGCTCTCGATAATTGTCCGATATAATCAAATGTTCCTGTATTGATATCCACACCAGGAAAAGATACTCCAGAACAAAACAACGAAAATTCTCTCATTGTAAAATCGGAAACCTTTTCGTCCGTTAATTTTTGATACCAAAGTGGAGGACTTATTCTTACTTCAAATAAATCCGTCCTAGCAGGACCACCAAATCTGTCCATTGATGCTTTAAATTTTGAAATGTTAAATGACATATATTATCCTGCTATAATCTTTCTTGAATCTGCCCAAACTCTTCGGACACCTTGTTTCTCAAACTGTGATACAGGTAAGAATAAAGCAATGTCCCATTCAGAAGCTTCTATTTTAATAAACCTTGACCTAACATGTTTTGTTAGATATCTTTTAACACAAGGTTTAAAATTTCTAAATTGTGAAGCTTTTGCTAAAACCTCATAACTTAATTCTAATTTTGTATCTTCGTTATACTTATTATCTGATGCTAAAGTATATAAAGCATCCATTAATTGAGCTCTCAATTGTGGTGGAAGATAATGCATATTTAATCCAATAAAACCACCTTTTGCTTTATTTATTGGGAATATGAGTGGAAACCTATCATAGTAAGGTAAAGTTTCTTTTCCTTTAGGATCGTATTGAAAAAAGTACATTTCTCCAATATATCCTTCACCTGTTAATCTTGCTCTACTTCTTCCAGGACCAGATGCTTTTGTGATTGTTTCCTGAGTAATTGCTTTACCGTCTTTTGTGTTGGCTTGCTTACGATACCACTCTCTTGCGGTTTGAGTACGAGCAGGTACTTCACCTCTTCGTATACCCTTTGCTAATATATCTGAAAATAAAGTTGCCACTTACCTTGCTCCTGGGATATGTTTTTCAGTCATAATTGTAAACTGCCAACCTCTGTCTGCACAAAAAGATTTTGCTGCCTTCCATTTTGCTTCATTAATACCATATCGTTTAACTTCGTTTAAATATCTTCTTGATATTCTACCTGTCTTTGTTTTATTTTTATTCGCAGGATTTGGTGGTACACATTGACTGCTTGGTTTAATTTCAATCATAATTGTTTGAGGATTACCTAAACCATCTTTCTTATGTACTATCACATCAGGAAAGTACCTATGTATACGACCGTCTATCGGAGAACGATATGGAACAATCACTTCTTCTGATTGCCACCATATAACATCGTTATGTAAATCAAGCCACTTAAACACTTTAAATTCCCATAAAGACCGATAAATAATCTTTGTAGGATCACCTTTATACCTTTAGGGATGCTTTGGTCTAAATCTACCCTTATATGCCATAATATACTTTCCGATTTCCGTTATAAATAATAAAATTATCCGTATACATATTTATTAGAAATTGTCGGAAGGAGTCCAAGGAAAACAGAATGGCAAGACCAGATTTAACAACAAGAAATAGTAATAAGACAGGTACTGACCGACTACAATGGCCTTCTGCTTCATTCCCACACGGGATTCAAATGATATTTAAGAAGTACGATTATTCAGAAGTCGTTGGTGGTTCAAAGGTTGGTAATTTAAGTCCTGCCGCTGAAGGTAGTTCGGCCGAAGCTGGTACTACACAATGGACAAGCGCAGGACAACGTCGACGTCGAGCCCAAGAAAAAGAATCATTTGTTTTAGAATTACCTATACCAAAAACTTTAACCGATAGCACAGGTGTTTCAATCTCTAGTTTTGAAAGAAGCTTTATTGAAGAGTTCTTAGTTTCAAAAGGAGTTGGTTTGGCAAAAGGCGATGGTATAATGAGTGAGCTAAAGAAACTTGGTAATGCAATTGCTGGAACGGCAGGTGCTGTTGTTGGAGGTGGCGGTGAAGGTAATGCATTCTCAGGAATCTTTAATGAAGAAAATGCTAAAGTATTCGCAAGAGTAGTTGGTACATTAGGAACAAGTGTACTTGGTGGTTTAGGTCTTGGGGATAAATCTATTGGTGCGGCGATGGGAGCTGTCACTAACCCTTTAACAACTTTACACTTCAGTGGAGTTGACCTTCGTTCTTTTACTTTTGATTGGCAATTATATCCAGCAAACGCAGCCGAAGCCGACAGTATACGTGATATTGTTAAAAAAGTAAAAGCTAAAATATTACCAAGAACACAATCTCTTGCACCAAATGATGATAATGCTCAAAAGCTTTTATCAGGAAGCTCAGGACTATCAAAGGCATATTTAGAATATCCTTCAGTTGTATACATAAATCTATTAGGAGTAAATGAAGATCACTTTCCAAGATTTAAACCTTGTATGTGTAGTAATATTACAGTGAACTATGCAGAAGGTGGAGCATTAGGAATCGCTGAAGGTGGTGTACCTTCTGGCATATCAATACAAATGCAATTTATGGAACTCGAGATTCAAACCGCAGAAGATTATGGTGCTGCATCTGCTGCAGGTATTAATTTTGACCTTGCACCTGAAACAACAAATGACGATGCGGCAGGAGTAGGCGGAGGAACACCAACTAATGAGTAAAAAATATTTCGAAGATTTTCCAATCGTAAAATATCAAGGAAGAAAAGTTAGAGACATTACTCGACGAGCTTCTTTTGTAAGAGCAGTCGCAAATAATCCTTATGTATATTATTCTTATACAGTTAAGGATGGAGAAAAAGCAGAAGATATTGCTTTAGATTATTACGGTTCAGTTGATTATGTTTGGTTAGTTTATATGGCGAATAATATTATTGACCCATATTACGAATGGCCGATGGATGCACAAACGTTTAACGATTACCTTGTTTACAAATATGCCGAACAATCTGGCGAAGTCGGAGAAGATGTGATTGATTGGACTAAAGACGAAACAATTGATGAAAACATTTTATATTATATCAAAAAAGTATAGGAATAGCAAATGGCAGCAGTAGATGACATAGTATTAGCACCGGAATCTTTCCGAACAATTTATCTTCGTAGAGAGGACCGCGTTATTATGCGTACTGAACGTGGTGATAAGATTATTATTAAAAGAATTGTTCCTGAGGATTGGGTGCCTTATCGTATCTATGAATATGAAGAAGCTATTAATAATAACAAGAAAGAAATATTCTTATTTGATAACTCATACTTAAATCAGCTCAAAACAGAATTTACAAGAAGCATAACTGGTTCTTCATAATATGGAAACTTTTAACCCTGGATATTGCACAATTGAACAAGCAATACTAAAATCATATAAAGGTGATACAGAAAATATTGCCGGTATGATTCCGCATTTTTCTATGTCTGCATCAATTGGACAGGTTGCTATCAGCGGTGAAATAGAAGTATTAGATGGTGTTAATTTATTAAATAAACTTCCTATTCGTGGAGAAGAAGAATTAAATATAGTTCTTAAGTGTCATGATTTACAAACTGAGGTTGAATTAAATCTACAAGTAATTGAAGTTGCTGACTTAATTCAACAAACTTCATCAGGAGATACTTATAAGTATACTCTAAAATTTATTACAAAGTCATCTTATAAAGCAGGCATACAAAATATTATTACTGCATTTAGAAATAAGAAAGCATCATATGCGGCAAACCAATTATTTAAGAAATATTTTAAACCAAATTTAGAATCTTCAAGAAAATTTAATATTGAAGAATCAGATGGAGTTATGAGATTAGTTATTCCTGACTATACTCCCCAGGAAGCAATGAACTTTTTATGTAGAAAAGCTTTCACAAAAAGTTCAAAGTCATCAACTTATAGATTCTTTGAAACAATAGACGGTTATAATTTTGTGACGGATGAATGGCTTTTAGCTGAAGCACAAAAGAAAGAAATTAAGAATTTAAAATATACTCCAATAGTTGATAGGAATCCTTTAGAAGGTAAAGTAATTATTGAAACGTTGGAAGACTTTAAAAATTCAGCTCACGTAAATACATTTAATGATATGCGAGCAGGTGCATATAAGAATACAGTAATGGAGATTGATTTAACAACTCATAAGAAAAGAGTTTTTAATTATGACTATTTAGAAAAGAAAGGTTCTTATAAAGGAATGCAAGGTCAAGTAGGTGGCATTTCAGGAAGTAAGCATAGCGATGATTTTATTAAAGAAACATTTACATATGATAATGCACCACAGAATATAGTTTATAGAGATTGGTCTCCTGAAGGATTTGAAGCCAAAGATGGAATGATTCCAAGAGAAGACCAACATATGACTGAGATTATTCAAAATAGAATAGCATATCATTATCATATGATGGAGAATATGTGTACTGCAGTTATTCGCGGAAGAATAGATTTAAAACCAGGTGAAGTAGTTAATCTTTCTATTTTAGAATCTAACGCTTCATTGGAAGCTGAACAGAATAAAAGATTAAGTGGATATTATTTAATATATGCAGTAGGAAATAATATTAACGGTGAAAGTTTAGAGACAGCTCTTAAACTTGTTAAGTATGATTGGGAAACTGAAGTATGATAAGCACAACAGGTATCGGACAACCACAATTCTTTATTGGAATTGTTGAAAATAACGTTGACGAATCTCGTGAAGGCAAAGTCCAAGTACGAGCATTTGGTATACACGGTACACATTCCGATATTGAAACAAAAGATTTACCTTGGGCTCTTTGCGCTTCGGGTAGTTATGACCCAAACAATCCTCCTCCACCTTTAAACTCATTTGTATATGGAATGTTTCTTGACGGTAGGTCAGCACAACATCCTATGATACTTGGTTTAATTCCTGGCACTTATAATACAGAATTAAATCCTGTGTCTGATGGATATGGAGTTATCGCAGCAAAGGATGGAGATTTATTAGGTGGTTCTTATGCTCCTCGTAATTTCAACGCAGGAGGTGGTCCTGATAAATTAGCAACAGGTGAAAAATTATTAGAAACATATTTGTTGGGAATGGCAGCAAACAGAGTACATGACCAAAAGATTGCTAACTCTGATGATACTTGGGCCGAACCTACACCAGCTTACGCAGCAAAATATCCATATAATAAAGTAATTAAAACAGCAAGACATTCAATTGAAATTGATGATTCTCCTGGTGCAGAAAGGATTATGATTCATCACAATAGTGGTGCATATATTCAAATAGATGCAAAAGGAACTGTTTCTGAAAAAGCAACCGCAGATCGTTATGAAGTTAACATTGGAACAAAACATGAATCTTCAGGACACAGTGTCGTTACGATAAATGGTAATGCACATGTTTATGTTAAAGGAAATAAGACTGAAGAAATAGAAGGTGATTATCGAATGCTTGTCCACGGAAATGCCGAGTTTGGTGTTGGTGGTCAAATGAACTTAAATGGTGGAGAACAAGTTCAGTTAAGAGGTGGAGATGTTAAGCTCGAAGCAAATGCAGGTATTATGACTGCGTTTGCGAAAAAAGAAATTCAGTTTGAGTCAGTAAAACAATTAAACTTCGTATCTCAAAATATTAAAAACAGCGCATTAAATACTTATGATGTATATTCAAATAAAGCAATTAAGTTATCCTCTCCTGGTGACATTCATTTAGCTGCGTCCAATATTGTTAACCTAGCAAGTGGTTTACTTCCTCCAACGCCTCTCTCAGGATCTGCAGGGACACCTGGTTGGAGTTTAACAACACCTACGATGAATATCGCAGCAGCAACGGGTAGCTTTGCTGGAGTATGGAATACAACCGCTATTAATACAGGAGCTTTAACTGCAAGCACAGTTGTTAATACTCCGTCAGTTATCGCAACATCAGTCGCAGCAACAAGAGGTGACTTTACAACAATAGGTGCGCCATTACCTTCAGGTCCTGTATCTTACAATGGAGGATATAGTGTACCAGTTGCCGCAGTAAATATTCCAAGTGTACCTGCTTTATTACCTCCTGCTGTAAGTACACCTATCACAGCACCATTACCTGGGTTTACTTCAGGTTGGGCTTATCCTACAGGAAACGGTCCAGAGTTTCTTTCTAAAGTATTAACAAGCCCATTCACATCATTGATTTCTGACTTTATACCAATTGGGTTAGGAGCATGGGGTATGGCTTTAGCAAAAATGCCTGAACCGCCAAGTAAGTCAACATCAATTGTTCCTCAAGGATATTTTGCGATGGGATACGCTTCAGGAGTACTATCACCGTTGGATGATACAGCAACCGACTCAACTAGGAGTATCATATAATGGCTGAAGTATGTATTGATAGAAATGACCAAACAACTCAGAATAAGTTAAATCTTGACCCTGCGATTTTAACTGATTCACAAGGTAGATATACTCTTGCACAAATAGATGCTGTCACTGAAGAGATTGCACAAAGTATTGTAAACGAAGCGGAAGTAAATCCACTTTCAAGAGCAGTTAACAAATATGGTGATAGATTATATAATGCAACCGATTATTTAAATGGATTATTAAGACAAAAGATTGGTAATTTAGATTCTTATCCTGACCTCGCAGGAAGATGGCAAAGAGGCAATATTTCTAATTTAGAAATGGCCGACTTTTTACAAAATTATAATTACACTGCAGACGGATTTATTAACGAAGTCAATACACCAAAGCTTGCTCGTAATTTAGATTCATATTATAAAAACGATTTCAGTACAAGTATCTTAGGTGGATTCTGTGATAGGTTTGATTCGCTCTTTGCTTCAATTGATGCTTTCTTTGATTTGATTGGAGAGGTTGAAGAACTCTTTGCTTCTGTTCTAAACTTTGTAAGTAAAATACAAAGAGGATATGATGGACTTAAAGATTTAACTGTCGCAGAAATTATTGATAAATTAATAGACGAAGTTAAAAAGAAGATAGGTGATGTAATTGATAGAATTTTCCAGGAAGTACAAGATGCAATAGACAACTTTGACCCTGCTGCTATCACCGAAGGATTTGATACTTTTGTGGATTCAAAGGTTGTAAAAGGTATTATGACAGTAAGAGAACAATCTTGCGCGTTCTTTACTGATGCAAATAAGAAAAAGATTAAAGATAAAGTATTAGGATTAATTGATTATGCGGTAAGTTTATTTAATTCTCCTGGGATTGAAGAAATACAATATCTTATTGCTCGTATATGTGCTCTTGCTGGCAACATAGAAGCTCTTATAAAGGACATCAATTCTCCACTTGATAATTATACTTCAAGATATTCGACGATCGTTAGCCGCCTTAAAAGGATATCACAAATCAATGAGTCGTCAGCAATACGAGGTGGAGCTATAAGGTATTCACCAACAACTCGTCAAGAGGTAATAAATAGATTAGAAGGCAGATGGACTGAGACAGGTGGAAATGTAATTACAAACACTGGTGAACCGCCTAAAAATATTGCTCCTATCACTGCGGCAGATTATAGAGATCTTCCAAGATGTGGTACAGTATTTAAAGGTAGCGATTCAACATTTGGTGTTGACCTTTCTCAAGAAGTATTTGATGAAAAGGAAGGCGACGGAATTTACGCATATACGAGAATTGACCTTGATGTTAAAGTATATCTAAAAAGATTACATACAGCATTAGCAACTTCTGAAAAGTTTACAATAAGAAATGGTTGGGTAAGTAAAGCTTACAATAAAAAGAAAGGTTATGCTGAAGACAATTCTCATTTAAGTGGAATGGTTATTGATGTCAATAAAGATATGGATGACCCAGCAAGATTTATTGAATTAGCTTTTGAAAATGGATTTAAGTATGTTAAAGAATACGACGATTTCATTCATTTAGATTTAAGAGAAATATTATAAATGGCAATAGCAGATTACATATCACCGAAAGCAAAGAAGGTTAATCTTTATTCAGATTTTCATAAAGACCTTCGCACAAGTCCAGTGTCAAAAGATATTGCCTTATTAAAAGACGAAGACGCAGTTAAAGATGCAATTAAAAATTTAATCTTAACTGACCGTGGTGAAAGACCTATGCAACCATACTTAGGTGGAAGCATAAGAGATATGCTTTTTGAAAATCTTACACCCGGCACAATGAAACTTATAAAAGATAGAGTAGCATCTACAATTAAGACATATGAACCAAGAGCAGAATTATTGGACGTATACGTTTCAGGAGACTTAGACAGTGGTCAAGTTGTAGTCCGAATTATGTTCTATGTTCAAAATGAACAACAACCAATTAATTTAGATGTTATATTAAAAAGGAATAGATAGAGATGGCAAATCCAAAGACTCCAATTACCGAATTAGATTTCGCAGCAATTAAAGAACAGTTTAAAGTATATCTTCAAACACAAACGCAGTTTAAAGATTATAACTTTGAAGGTTCTAATATGTCTGCTTTACTTGATGTACTTTCATTTAACAGTTATCAAAATAACTTCTATACAAATATGGCACTTAACGAAATGTTTCTTGACTCTGCCGTCCTCAAGAACTCAATCGTTTCTCATGCAAAAGAATTAAATTATATTCCAAGATCTCGTAAGTCAGCAAAAGCCATTTTAAATTTAACAATTACAGATAGCACTGCCACCGAATCTACAATTACTGTTCCTCAATACTTTGCTTTGTCTGCTAACTATCAAGGTGAAAGTTATAACTTTATTACTAATGAAGCTTTCACAGCAAGAAGAACATCGCCAGGTGTATATCAAGTACAAAATGTTCCATTCTTTGAAGGAGAAATTTTACAGAGTTTCCAAAGAGAAGGATTTATTGTTGATGCTGATGGAGTATTAAGAGTTTATCTAACAAACAACGAAGTGGATACTGATTCTATTGTTGTGTTTGTTGATGCTGAAGCAACTGACGATGCAAACGTATTCACAAGAGCAAATACTATTTTTGGTGTTCAGCCTACAGATAAAGTATTTTATTTAGAACCTTATCTCGATGATCGTTATTCAATTTACTTCGGTAAGAATCAGTTTGGTTTACAGCCTGAAGAATTTGAAGATGTAAGAGTAAGATATAGAATCTGTTCAGGTGAAGAACCTAACGGTGCTTCTAATTTTGGTACAGGTACTATCGGAGATAACGCTGTTGTATCAGCAACAGTTGTTCAGGCAGCTGCAGGTGGTGCTGAAAGAGAATCAATGGAATCTATTCGATATTTTGCTCCTAAAGCATTACAGGTTCAAGAAAGAGCAGTCACAACAAAAGATTACGAAGTATTATTACAACAAGCATTCCCTGAAATTTCTGCGGTCTCTGCTT